ATCTTGGCCATTGGGAAATACCTCAAGATCACCCAAAGCCAGAGACATACCAGCAACATGGTGACTTTTATATGAAGCCTATGACAGAAGAAGATGGAGAGCCGCAAGCATTTTCCTTTAAGGATATTACCCATTATCATTGGTGGGGGTTAAAGGGAGAAAAGTACCCCAAGCAGATAATCTTAGTGCCATTGAAAAATATTAAAGGTACCTATGATCATAAGTAAGTTATTATGGATAGGATGGATCCTGCTTATACTATTGATAGGTTGTTACTTTATGGAGCATTTACAGGAGTAGTGATGCAAGTATTGTCACCCCGAAATGATAAGCCAACGAAAAAGCTTTGCTATGTATGCTATAAAAAGTACCCAACAACACGCCAATCACAGATACAATGGTGCTCTGATGAATGCATGGCCAAATATCGCATTATACGAAAGGAACAACTTGAATTGGATAAGCGTGAAAGAGAGACTTCCTGAATATGTATCAATAGATAGGTATGCCGTCCCTCCTTGGGTTCTTATTAATATTCATGTTAAGCCTTATTTGCTTGAAGGTACAGCTTTTGGCAGATATCAAGATGGAAAATGGCGTATATGTTCCAATTATTTTACTCCTTGGGATAAATCAACTCCCATTTCAGAACATATAGTGACTCACTGGATGCCCTTACCTGAAATACCGAATACGAAAGGAACAACTTGAATTGGATAAGCGTGAAAGACAGGATGCCTAAAGCAGGACAAGAATATTTGACTGCTCGTTTTTGTGAAGATTGCTTAAAAGGATCGCATCCCCATAAACTGAATTATGCTGGCCCTAAATATAGTGTAATGTTGAGAATTCCAGCCGATAAGATACTGGTTGATTGGTATCAAGCAAAAGGTGATCATTCTTGGGATTGGTGCGCAGTCGATAGATGGGATTTTCCATGTTCAGAAGAAGAATATGAAATAACCCATTGGATGGAATTCCCGTTGAATCCGGAGACTAAATGAACTGGATAAATGTAAAAGACAGGATGCCTGACAAAGAATATGTACTGGTAACCGATGGTGTTCAATGTTGGACATCTAAATATTATCCCGAATATAAACATTGGACTGCCTATATGTTTGATAACCAAGAGCCGGGCTATAGAATAACTCATTGGATGCATTTTAAGGATATACCAAAACCATGATAGACCCACGGTTAGAACAATGTTGTCGTTTTCCTGTTATGGAGCGCAAAAGCTCACTCAATGAAGCTGAGCTGGTTGCCCGCAATTCAGATAGAATGTGTCCCATGCCTACCTTAGAGAAATGCTGTGGAGATGCCATACATTGTTATCACAATCCTCATGGTGAGGGCTATATACCCTGGAACGAAAGAGTTAAACATAATATTGAAACTAAACATGGTGTTGACTGTGATCAAAAGTGCAAAGGAAAGAAATGAATAAAGAAAACGAATATACTGAAGGAATGAGTAAAAAAATACTGTTTGATCAAATATTTTTGGTTGCTCCACAATTAAGATATGAACAAAGTATAATAGATTTAGATATTGAACGCTTACAATATATGTATGATGTAATACGCAAGATAGTTACATGAATCTAAACATAGAAACACGTATAAAGCTTGACCGATTTCAGCCCAGACCCTATCAACTTCCAATTTGTGATGCGATAGAAAATAAGGGCTATAAGCGCGTACTGGCTATATTGCCACGCCGTGCGGGTAAAGATATTGTGGCATTCAACCTCTGCGTTCGTGCAGCATTGAAAGAAGTGCAAACAATCTTCTATATATTCCCCACATTCTCCCAAGGACGTCGTATTTTGTGGGATTCGATTACTAATGAAGGATATCGCATATTAGATCATTATTGCCCCAAGGAAATAGCTGACCGCAATGAACAGCTTATGCGCCTTAAATTTGCCAATGGCAGCGTGATACAAGTCCTTGGATCGAATGACTACGACACGGCGTTAGTTGGTACCAACGCTAAATTTATGGTGTTTTCAGAGTTTTCTTTACAAGATCCACGCGCATATCAATTTGCTCGACCAATTCTTACCGCTAATAACGGAGTAGCGTTGTTTCTATCCACGCCTCGTGGCAAAAATCATTTATGGGATCTGTATCAGATTGCTCAACACTCAAAGGATTGGTTTTGCTACCGATTAACTGTGGAAGATACTCAACACATATCCATTGAGGATATTCGCAAAGAAGTTGAGCTGGGTGAATTATCAGAAGGCATGGTTCGTCAAGAGTATTACTGTTCCTTTGATGAAGGCCAAGATGGCTACTTTTATGCAAACATTTTGGATAAGATGCGTATTGAGGGTAAGATTGCCGAAGTTCCGTGGGAACCTGGATTTAAAGTTCATACTGCATGGGATCTGGGGATCAACGATCCAACCTGCATCGTCATGTTTCAGTGTATTGGCGCGGTAGTACATGTGATTGATTACTATCAGGCATCCAACAGATCCATTGATCACTTTGTCAATTACGTAATGGCCAAGCCGTATACGTATGGTAAGCATTTCCCTCCTCACGATATTATGGTGCGCGAACAAGGCTCTGGCATAACACGCCGTGAGATGTATAAGCAATTGGGGCTCAACTTTAGTGAGATATATAAACACGATCTTCTTGATGGAATTGAATTTGTTAAACAGAAGCTGCCCATCATACGTATCGACCAAACCAAATGTAAAGATCTGATAAAGGCGCTAGCAAATTATCGTCAGGAATGGGACTCAACTCGCAAGATGTATAAAGGTATACCACTGCACGACGAATCAAGCCATGGTGCAGATGCATTTAGATATATGTGTGTTGCCCTTAAGAAAGCTTCATTTGAAGGCACAACACCAGAACAACTTGAAAACAGATACAGAGAAGCAATGTATGGAACAAGACAAACCAGTGGATTCTTTAGAGAGGATATATAAATGAGCTACGAAAAAAGTCATAATTTATTATTGCACACGATTCATTACAACTTGAAGAAGTTGAATAGATTATATTTTAACCATCAAGCAAAATGGGCGACATTTATTGATAATTATTTGGAAAGTCCTGAAATGAAAAGTCCTGGATTGTTTGAAAACTTTCCTTGTGAGTCAATAGATCTAGTGCACGAAGAGCTTTATACATTATATCCGGTATTACCAATCGCTCGAGAAAACTTTCCTGATTTTAAATACCTCTTTGATTGGATTGAACAGTCAAAGCCCGAGGGTTCTATGAATCTTGAATCCTGTTGGTGCCTAGGCTGTAAAAACAATCGTCTAATCATGTTTGAGGAAAGACCATCCCTTGGTATTGCCCCTGCAATAGTTCCTTTGGGAGCAAGTGGAATAACTCCACCTCCATCTGATTTTAAGCTGGCAAAGGATATGCCTCCACAAGATGAAATAGATCATCAGTTATATTTACACAACGATATGTGTGTTCCTGAAAACTTACCCATATGTAAAGCTTGCCGGGACAAACAATATAGCCAGAAAAAAATAGTTGATCGATTGATCAACTGGTCAACGGGATATTTTGGCGAAGATGTAGGTTTTATATACCACGAAAGAGCTGATGGATATGAAGTTTATGATGTGAGTTTGATTTACAAAGAAAGCAAAGATAGATATTGTTTTGGTACGGCAATAAACAATCAAAACTTTGACCAAGTGCTTGCTAGTCATCACGATAGAGCAAAGTCGTGGTTTGAAAGGTGTAAGAATGCAGACATGCAAAGAAATTCAATCCCAAAGCAATAAAGACCGCTCACATACCGATCAATGCGAGTTAGATTATGAATGCAAAGATGCTTTGCTTAAAAAACCAGATAAGCAGTGCTGGTGCGTTCATGGCTGGTGTAAATTGTGCGATATGAAAAAGTATCCGGATATCTATTTTTATGACAAAATTTAAAAAATGCTCAGGCCAAGTAGTACCTCAATACAGAATTAAAAAAACTACCATAAACTCCTCGTCAAATCCCGCAGCAGATGGTATAAATAGAATAGCTGTTGATGGTGAGTTGTACACCTATCTAAGCTATGAGGAAATAGGTACTATTTGTTTTGACTGTCTAAAAAAGGAGTGTGTAGGATACTATGAAGCACGTAAGTAAAATTGGTTGGTTTGTGGGATTGGCGTTTATGTCGTTGTTCATTTTTTTTTTAAGCGAGGGTAATACGATGACGCGTGAGAAAAAACGATTAAATTACGCTGAGCTTGAAGATCATGTAGCATCATGGGCATTAAATCAAGTTGAGTTACTACGGTGTGCTGTGGATGAAATTAACGATGACGCGGAGATTCCTGTGGAACATCGCATCATGTTGTTTGATGGAATCGCTACCCAGTTTCAGGAATTACTTACCTTAATGAGTAAAATCAATCATGATGAGCGCCATGTGTTTGATTGGGTAACTAATTTTGTAAATCGTTACAAGCTTCCTGACCCAGAACCATTAGAACAATAAGTTGAGATGCATACAAAAGAGGGCTAGATTTCTCCGGATCTGGCCCTTTTTTATTTCTTCTTGATATTGTAGGTTGTTATCATAGAATAAGTGCCACGTGCTGCAAGGTTTAAAATATCATGTCTTACCCCCCCTTATTCCTTGTAGCACATAACTTAATTAAGGAGACTGTACGCATGATTTTCCCGCAACTATCACCTGCCTACTATACCGAAAAAGATCGCGCCATATTATCGCGCATGGAGGCATTTTATGCTGAAGCAATTACCCTTAATCAATCGTTTTGGTCGGAAGCCGATTTAGATACGCGATTTGAAGCAGGCGATCAAACGTTATGGAACGATGTATGGGGCAACCTTCCGGTTAATCGTCGGACACAGTTTAATTTTAACCGTATACGCAGAACTAAGAATATGATTGGCGGTCATCAACGCAATAACCGCAAATCGCTTGTATGCGAAGGTGTGTCCAATGCAGATGATCAAACGGCCGATCAAATAACCAAAATATTTAATTACCTGCAGCGTACTGAAGGTATATTGCATACACTCTCTGATTCCTTTGATGGTGCGTTGGTAACCGGCATGAACTTTTTGCAGGTATACATGGATTACCGCAAAGATCCGGTCTCAGGTGATATTAAAGTCGATAATTGTTCGTACAACTCGTTTTTGGTGGACCCATTTTTCCGCAAGATGGATTTTTCAGATTGTAACTCGATATGGAAGCGCACGTTCTTAACCAAGCGCGAAGTAATATCGCTGTTGCCTGATTATGCTGATGAAATATTGGGACTTCAAGGTAATGAGTCACAGGCCGGACGGGATTCAAAGTTCCAGTTTATGCCAGAAAATTACAACGTGAGTTACACTAACTTACTTACCTATGATGAGTTCTATTATAAAGATTATCGCATGCAACAACTGCTGGTTGATGCGCAAACAGGTGAGACACAAGAATGGAAGGGGCAAGATCCAGATCGCTTGAAGTTATTCTTAAAGAAATACCCTTCAGTGACAATGATCGAGGCAGAAGTACCCACTACAAAAGTTGCACTCGTTGTGCAGGGAAAAGTTATGTACGATGGTCCCCAGCCATCAGGCATTGATCGCATGCCCTTTGTGCCCGTTATTGGGTACTATAATCCCCAAATGCCCTACTACCCCTATCGCATACAAGGGGTTGTGCGCGGACTTCGTGACTCGCAGTATTTATACAATCGCAGGAAAATTATTGAGTTGGATATACTTGAGTCTCAAATCAACTCTGGATGGAAGTACAAGGAAAACGCTTTGGTCAATCCCAAAGACGTATTCTTGTCTGGTCAAGGTCGTGGATTGGCATTGAAAGATGATGCGCAAATGACCGATGTTGAGCAAATCATGGCTCCTGGAATACCCGCAGGCATGATTGAATTATCACGCATGCTTGGTGAAGAAATATCCCAAATATCTGGCGTAAATGAAGAGCTGCTTGGTAGTGCGACTGATGACAAAGCAGGCATATTATCAATGCTACGCCAGGGTGCTGGTCTGACTACGCTTCAGATTCTTTTTGATAACTTGGACTATGCGCAAAAGCAATTGGGTGATATTATCATCGACTTGATACAAGCAAACTATACGCCTGGTAAAGTAAAGAAGATATTAGAAGGTGAAGAGCCTACCCAACAGTTCTATAACAAAGCATTTGGTAAATACCACTCAGTTGTCGTTGAAGGTCTTAACACCGCAACTCAGAAAAACATGCAATTTGCACAGTTATTGCAGCTCAGAGAAGCTGGTATCCCTGTTCCTGATGATGTATTGCTTAATGCGTCTACGATGCAGAATAAGAAAGAATTGGTAGAAGCTATAGCAGCACAACAACAACAAGCGCAACAAGTACAGCAACAACAATTGCAACAGCAAATGGATCTGCAAAACGCACAAGCTGAGTTGGCTCGCGCACGTGCAGCAGCTGATCAAGGTCTTGGCCTTGAAAGGATATCTCGTGTTGAAGAAAATCAAGCATTGGCGGTTGAGCGTCGCGCTCAGGCTATACGAGATGAGGATGCTGGACTCCTTGATAAGGTTAGAGCTATTAAGGAAATTGAAGAGCTTGACATCACTCACCTTGAAAAATATATCGCCTTATCGCAAATGCTTAAAATGCAAGACAGTCAATCGGTTACTGAAAAAGAAACGAATGCAACGAAAGGAGCGGAAACTGCATTGGCGTCTCAAGCCGCGCAGCAACCTGGCCTACAATCACAAGGAATCAAATGAACATAAAAGACTTAGTATCCGAGTTAGCGCACAGTAAACTTTACGATGCTCTTGAAGATGTTGAGCATGAAGTCAGTTTTGTTAACCAAGGCGGCAACAAGTGGCAGATGGTATTATCGTTTGATTTGGATCAAACGGAATTAACTGATACCGCCAAGTTGGGCATTAACGAAATATTAAAGCATTTATAAAGATTACCCTTGATGTAGAGGGATTATTACCAACCTTGCGACGCACATGCGGTTCGCAGTACAGAGAAGGAGCCAGACATGGCTAAAAGACATCACCACAGAGAAGGCCACTATGAAGGAATGAGTGGCCGCAGAACACAAGAGATGCAAGACGCTGGCATGATTCGTGAAAATCCATCAGCCATTGCTAACATGCCTCAAGAAGTTATGATCAAACCATGGCCAGACGGCGGATCATATATGCCAGAAAATCTTGATGATACCATTCGTGGCGTTAACCGTCAGATGGAAGCTGATGATTCTAAGAGAATGCAACACTTGAAACCCCACAAATACTAAGGGTGATCATGGAAGAACAAGTTATCAAGATGCATTTTGAGCGCGCGGGTAAAATTAAATCAGACAATCAAGATCCTCGTCGGAATCAAGAACGTCGTGATTTTAATATGATTCGTGAAGATCATTCTGCAATGGCTAATCTTCCGCGTCGTGCACAACATCATGAATTTCCTAAAGATGGCGGCTATTTTATGCCGGAATGGGATTAATCATGCCAGCAATGCCACGCCCAAAGGGTAAAGCCAAAAAGATTGCTTATGCTGTTTTAGGGATGCCGATGAATTTACAAAGGCAGAACTGGAAAAAGGATAAGCAGGTCGAGAATCGTTTAGTATTTGAGGAAACAGCGCGGGTGCGCTAAGGAACGCTATGAAGCATAAAAAAATACGTGGTCTTCCGCTTGCCAATATGAAGCGCAAAAAGGATCACGAAAAAAAAGAACATAAAGAAGAACATAAGAAGCACGAGCCTAAGAAAAAAGATCATCACAAAAAGAATAAATACAGCAAAAAAGCTGAGAAAAAAATTCACAAAGTGATGAAAGAATTTGATAAGGGTGAATTACATTCTGGATCTAAAAAGGGTCCTGTGGTAGAATCACCCAAACAAGCAATTGCTATTGGCATATCTGAAGCGCGTCGCAAAGGATTAAAAGCCGGCAAGCGCAAAAAGAAATAAAAAGGGCATTACTTATCTTTCGGGCCGAACCATGACTTGCTTGTGGTTCGGTTTTTTCGTATTATGGGGCGGTAATTGGAACTAAAGGAGCAGCATGACACGAGAGACAGTTGGTAAAGTATCATCCGATCTTATAATAAAAACACCCGATACGAAATCCCCTATCGAACAGATGCGAGAGAATCTGACTGACTACGAAGCCAATATATGGGAATGTGTAGAACGGTGTAAGAAGGATTTTGTTGGTGACTTCTATATAGTGGTGATTACCAAGAACGAGAAACTTATGCCCAATGTCTTTCGTAATTTCTTTTATGGGCGTTTATCTTGCCCCACTCCCGATTATGATCAGACTGTATACAAATTTAAGCGTAAGGACAATGCACCTATTTTTATGTGGGTCATTCCATCGCGTGATGCGTGCATCTATCTTATTAAAAATCATCAATATGTGGCGGACGAAGAACGCGGGTTACTTAAATATGTAGTGGCATTTCAAGATGGCACGTTATTTAAATTGGCTAAAGAATTAAATGGCGAAAAAGATTTAACTTCACCTGAATTGGAGAACTAATGGCATTTGAAATTAAATACGACAAAGATGGCAATGTTGTTGCACAACCAGAACTTAAGAATCAACTTAATGCTGCAGCAGACGCTTTGGATCAACCTGAACCACAACAGGAAGCGCAACCAGATCAAGATCAATCTGTGCTTGAAACACTTGATGCGCAGCAACCTGAAGAATCAACCCCTGAAAAACAACCAGAACCAATACAAAATGCCTCTGAAAAAAAACCATCAGCTCCGCAAGAATCATGGAAAAAGCTCAGAGAAAAGGCATTAGCCGCTGAAAAAAGAGCCGCTGAACTTGAAGCAGCATTACAAGCCGCACAGGAACTTAAGGCTCAGCAACAGCCGCAAGAAGAAGAGGAAGAAGAGATATCAGTTGATGCAGATGCGCTGGTTGAAGGAAAACATTTATCCAAAGTAAGCAAGCATATTAAAAAGCTTGAACAACAACTGCACCAATACCAACAGCAATCTTCGCTACAAGCAACAGAATTACGCTTAAAGACTCAGTATCCAGATTTTGATTCGGTAGTGTCTCGTGACAATTTAGAGTCATTACGCCTTGCATACCCTGAGATTGCGAGCACGATTAACTCTTCTTCTGATTTATATTCGAAGGCAGTATCTGCTTATACCATGATTAAGAAGCTTGGCATTAACGGGGATACTGAATCATTTGAAGAGGAAAAAGCAATCATTCACAAAAATGTATCTAAGCCTAAGCCTTCAGCAGTATTAAATCCTCAACAATCAGAATCTCCTATGAGTAAAGTTAATGCATTTGCTAAGGGACCATTAACCGATGAGTTGAAAGCACAAATGTTACGTGAGATGAATCAGTATAGGAATAGATAATGACACTCGCTCAAAAACAAGCGCTTTTTGCACAAAACGTAGCTACGTTATTGCAGTACATTCACAGTAAAAATTATCTGGTTACTTTTGGTGAAGCATTTAGAACTGCCGAACAGGCGCAACTTGATGCAAAAAAAGGCATAGGCATTGCTGATAGTTTACATTGTAAACGATTGGCTGTTGATCTTAATTTGCTGACTGCTGATGGATTGTACATTACCGATCCCAAAGAATACGAACAATTTGGGATATATTGGGAGACCTTGCATCCTTTAAACCGTAATGGCAGAAAGTTTAAACGTGGGGATGCTAACCATTTTGAGATGCAAGATTTATAAACTGCTTTTACATAATTGCTTTTGACTCCTTTAAGCATTATGTACGTTACGCCCAAGAGAGTTTGACAATTTTCTCTCTTGGGTTTTTTATGCTTGTTTTTTCAGGAATGAATGGCATGCTTTTTATATATCACTTATGCAAGGAGGTACTATGAATGACAAAAAGCCCACCCTTGAACAACTTAAACAATCCAACGCCACCAAAGTAAAGCTCGCCGTCATCGCATCATTAGTCACCCTGTATGCTATATATATGGGTAGCTCCCAACTTGGCCTCAGTTTTGATAAATTTATCATGCTTTTACTGGAGAAATAACATGAAGGCATATCTTCTTTCAGCCCTTTTATTATGTCCTTCTTTGCATGGCATATCCAAAGAACAGGAAAAAGCACGCGTTGAACTAGAAATCCAGAAAGAAAATGACGAAATGAAAATCAGGATAGCAACGATAGCTGCGCTGGTGACCATTGCGATTATATGGTTGCGAGGAGATCAGGGTAGTGATGATGCAGCAACCTTTGATACGATGATGTTGGATATTTTAAGAAAATAAGATACTATAGCCCCGAACGCAAATGCAGACCTCCGTTCACTGCACCCTTATCCTATCGGGCCCAAATCGGGATTGGCCTTCCGAGGACGCAATGTAGCTTCGTCAGCTTCATTAAATCACAACATTTCTTTTAGTTTAGGAGCCAACAATGGCTATAACTACTACAAGTATTCTGCCATCGCCAGTGCAGCAATCCTTTAGTTACAAGCTGCTCTCAGTGCCTGTACCTAACATGATTCACAAAATCCCTGCGATGAAGAAGAATATGCCTCGCAACGGTGGTAATACACTTCGTATGCGTAGATATAATCCTCTCAATACCGCAATGGTTCCACTAGGAAACTCTGGTATCACACCTCCAGCGCAAAATCTAACCGCTGTAGACATTGACGCCCAGATTTCGTTTTACGGGACTTATGTTCAATTGAACGAGCAAGTTACCTTACAAAACCAAGACCCTAAACAAAAATATGGGGTCTTTAAATCTTCTCTGATAGACTTGGAAGCGGTAGCGTAAAGACGATCGTGACAAGGGGCAAGAATGAAAGAATTTTTTTACGAATGCGATAAATGTCAAAGCAAAATAAAAAATCCAATGTATTATCCTGCATTTGGGGAATATTGTGAAGCTTGTTATTACAAACTTGACTCTAAACTAGATTCGGTTAAAAAATCTTTCAATCAGCCTGAACGTAGCAAGCGAGAAGACTCTGTACTCATCGATATTAGTGATAAACAATTTGAACATGCGTTTAAAAATTGTAGTACAGAGATGCGGTGCTCTGAACATGGTGGAAATCATCATGAGGGATAAGTTGAGAAAGTCCCCGCCTAAGTTCATAACTAATGAGCAGATGGAGCAAGAATTTGGTAAGCCCTGGTACGAATGCTGGGATATTAGAGGAAGTTACTGTAACGCAGGAGCCCACTTTATGTGTAAACCAGAAAATTGCAAAGCGCTTATGAGAAAAGAAATTAGGTCATTTAAGTAACAGATTGGTATTAAACGAATGTGCGGCACGTTTGGGTGTTTCACTTCGTCAAACAGAAGACCAACTAACCCGTGATATGTTAGCAGCAACTGCTGGTTTCATTAACTGCGTTGGCGGTGTGAACGGTAGAATTATTGCCGTTTTTAAATCTTCTCTGATAGACTTGGAAACCGTAGTGGCATATAGCTAACCGGCAACAAGGGGCAAGAATGAGTGTAAGTGGTTTTTGGATAGTAAAATCGATTCTTGATAATAACGCAAGGCAATTGGCAGAATCTTCTGAGAGAAGATCGCGAGAAAGACATCGAGAAGAGATAAAAAAACTTGAAGAAGAAAACAGAAAACTCAAACAGCCTGAACGTAGCAAGCGAGAAGACCTTCCTGTAAAACCTCCGCGCTGTTATCACTCCTATCATCAAAATCAAGATGGTTGGTGGGAATTGCAACGATACGGATGTAAATGCACGAAGGATGCGGTGCTCTGAACATTGTGGAAACACAATGAGGGATAAGTAGAGAAAGTCCCCGCCTGAAGAGGTCAGTAAGCGAAAGCTGAAGTAACAGAAAAGGATAACCCAACAGAAATCACACGTTCAGATGTTGATGCTGTTGTGCGTACATTGTTAAATAACAATGCATACACAATCATGGACAACATCGAAGGTGAAGATAAGTTCGGTACAGCTCCAGTTCGTGATGCATACTTTGCATTATGCTCAACCCAATTAACGGGTAACTTGGATGCGGTTGCTGGTTTTATTCAAAAGAACCAATATCCAGCTCCTATGAATGCATTGCGTTCAGAATGGGGTGCTATTGGTAACCTTCGTTTCCTTATCAGCTCTATTGGATCAGTAACTCCTAATGCTTCAAGCAACGGAGCTAATGTATACAATATCTTCTGCGTGGGTATGGAAGCATATGCATGTATTGAACAAGATGGATATTCCGCAAGCTTTATCTATCGACCACCAATATATGATGGCCCATTAGCGCTTAACGCTTCTGTCGGCTATAAATTTGCTGAAGTTCCACGAATCACTAATGACTTGTGGGTAATCAACTTACGCGCAACATTAGCATAAAGGAGAAGCTATGGACGGAACTATTCTTTCACAAGGTTCATTTATAGTACCTGCTACTATTGTGAACCGAACACTTGTTATTCCTTCTAATGTTGATTGGATTGAAGTACGTAACTACACCAGACAAGGAACCGTGGGTGGCGCAAGCGCTTTTGGTTTTGAGTATTTCTGGCAACGCGGCATGCCAGCTGGCTCTGCATTAGTTAAATACTATGCAAACGGCGGTGCTGTAGTAACCGGTGACTTAATTACTTCTGGTGGATTCACCTTGTACGATCCATCAGGTCAATCAGTTGGTGCATTACCATTGCTTGGTAATCCAGTAGCAACCACTGCTTCTACCAACGCAACACGCCCTGTTGTATCCACCGGTTCAACCGCTGGTCTTGCAGTAGGTTCTGTTGTGCGTATGAGCAACACAGCTCAAACTGATGTTAATGGTGTTGATATGGTTGTAGGTGCTGTAGTAGCTAATACTTCATTCACCTTATTGACCGCATCAAATCCATTGGCAACAGCTCCTGGTGCTATTGGTGGTGCTGGATTCTACCGCATTGTAAATGCTGATTCATTGTTCTATCCAAGACATCGCTTTGTAGTAAATATTACTCAAGCAGCTAATGCTCAAGTATCTACTTCAGTAGCGCATGGATTGACCCCAGGACAATCTATTCGATTTGCAATACCCGCTGTTTCAGGAATGATTCAATTGAATCCAACCCCTGATAACAACTACCTGATGGCGAATGTTGTATCTGTAGTAGACGATTACAATTTCACGATTGATATCAATACTACTGCATTTACTGCATTTACTTGGCCAACCATTGCACAACAACCAAGCTCATTCCCTCAATTTGTTCCCGTTGGTGAAGATACTGCGTTATCGCTGGTAACTGCTGCTTCACAAGTTCCAACCGTTGGTGGCCAACAAATATATGGCACCCAATCAGGATTGCTTGCTGACGCAACAACCAACACAGGATTCTTAGGAATGATCTTAGGAACTGGTGCTAATGGTGCAATATCTGGTGCGGCGATTACAGGGCCTGCTGGTTCTGTAGCTGCTGACGTGGTGTACTGGAAAGTCGGTAAGTCATCTTACGGCGGTCTATAATCAATTACGTTAACTTGCTAGAGGGGGAGCATTTCCCCCTCTTTTTCAGTTGTCTACAAACTGTCGACAACTTGTCGACACTTCAAAAGGAAAACAATGGCCGAAGAAATCAAAAAAGACACTAAGAGTAATCTCCCTAAAAAAGGGAAAGACCTGAAATATCAACGAGACAGAGATAGAGAGATGGTACGCGGTATATTCAGATTTTATGAAGTACCAGGCGGAAACATGTCATTTTCTTTCCGCAAATACCGCGAAGATGAAATTGAAACATACTCCTTGAATGATGGCGAAATATATACTATTCCTAGAGGGGTAGCGCATCATTTATCAAACAACTGTTGGTATCCAGAATATGCCTATAAAAAAGATGATAATATGAATAACATCGCAATGCTCACTAAGAAAAAGCGCCGTTGCTCGTTTGATCCACTTGATTTTATGGATATTGACGAACTGAATGAGCTAAAACCGTCAAATATTGAAACGGTTACTATACTTAAATAACCCTCGTTTAAGGAGCTGTTATGGCTGATTATAATTGCTACGCATACCGCATGCCTGTATATGGCCCTGCCATGCGACTTATCTCCTCGATTACAAATAGCACTGCCGCTACGGTGACTACAACATTTGATCACAATTATGTTGATGGAACCATTGTACGTTTTGATATACCACCAGCATGCGGCATGCAGCAAATTGATCAGCAAACAGCTCCTATTTTAGTCACTGGTGCAACAACATTTACGGTGCCGATTGATACCACAATGTACGCGTCATTTTCTGTGCCCAGCGGTTTAGGGCCATTTGTGAATATTTGTGCACAATGTGTACCTCTTGGTGAGCAAAATGACACCCTAAAAGCTGCTGTTGTGAATCAGCTTTGATATGGTAAGCTGAGACAAAAAAATTAAGGAGAATTCATGGCATTTATTGCACAGCCAGATTCATCATTATCGGCGATCAGAACTAAGGTTAGAAGACTCACCCGTTCACCATCAGAAGCACAATTAACGACCTCAGATCTTGATACGTATATTAATACATTTGTGGTATATGATTTTCCGGAACATTTACGAACATTTAATCTGCGTACAACGTTTACGTTTTTTACTAATCCCTATCAAGATGAATATCCTACCGATATGGCATCATTTGGTACCAATCCATTGGCACAAAACAATCCGTTGTACAACTTTCAGAACAATTACATAAGCATACATCCACCCGTGTATATTGCGGGTTATCAGGCTTTATATACACAGTCACCTGAGCAGTTTTTCAATATATATCCTAAAATTAACTTTATCCAAGCAACTGCCAGTACCGGTGATGGGGTAACATCTACATTTTCTGGAGTTATCAACACTCAGCAAGCAATTGTTCCTAATTCATTTCAGCAACGAATTGCATTGTTGCAAGGACAAGTACTTTTTAGTTCTGCCGATTCAAATTTAGAAGGGTTAGCGCTGGCTGACGTGCCCGTCATTGATCCAGGAACTGGTAATAAGTCTGTTATAGGTAATCTGTATGATCCTAACTCAGCAGCTTATCAAGCAGCCTTAGTTAATCCTCCCGACATTCCACTTGCAGGAGTTAACACAATAAATTACGCCACGGGTGCTTACACCATTACATTCGCCGCAGCGCCCGGGGCTAATATTCCTATCAATTCTCAAACGGTACCTCAAGTTTTGGCATTGCCTCAAGCAGTTATGTATTACGCCAATAAGTTTGTGATACGGCCAATACCGGATCAGCCGTACCGTATCAATATGGAAGTATATCAAGTACCGACCCAGCTTTTGGCGAGTAATTCGTTGCCTGCATTGAATGAATACTGGCAATTCATAGCATATGGCGCAAGCTTGAAAATATTCCAAGATCGTATGGATATGGATTCTGTACAGATGATACTTCCTGAATTTAGAAACCAAATGAATCTATGTAATCGCAGAACAATAGTTCAGTACACCAACGAGCGAACTGCAACAATCTATACCGAGCAGACGGCTATCACTACAGGTGGTTGGACTGGTTGGGGCAATAACACTTAAGGAGAGCTGATGGCGTTTTTACCTTTGATTCCGCAATCAACTGATCAATTATCGATATCCCAAGGCAATATACTTAATAATTTCACTATTCTTGGTGCAATAGCGGGCAACTCAAATAATTCCAGTGCTTCAATTAACAATACAGCGGGATTTAACTGGGTATATTTGCCACCACAAGGAGCAATGCCCCCAGCTGCTTCTAATTTTGCCGCAGGAAATGTGGCTTTATATTCTGCCAATTTAGCAGCTACCGGTTTTAACGAACTCTATGTAAATAAAACAGTAACAGGTCCTGTGGTATCACAGATCCCTATTACTGCGTGTCTACAAGGTGGAACCAATGCAGCTAATGGCTGGACATATCTTCCATCAGGATTGAAAATGGCATGGGGCAGGGCAACTTGTGCAGCACCAGGATTATTCACCGTTGTCTATGCCACTGAGCTGACTAATTTTCCCGGATTTGCAACACAAACAGGATCACCGCTCGTGACACGTATAAGCAGTGGTACTACGGCAACAAGTTTCATCTATGTGCAGACATTTTCAAATACCCAGTTTGTCGCTCGAACAAATGCCGCAATTGGTGGTACAGCTGATTTTTGTTGGTTTGTTATTGGACTATAAGGAGTTACCATGCCACAAGATCGTTTTCTTATAGCGCCATTCGAATCGGGCCTGCAAACGAACATGCGTCCTTGGTTGATTCCTGAGGATGCTTTTGAATACTTACAAAATGCCTATGTATTTAGAGGGCGTATTAGAAAACGATTTGGTTCTGAATGGATGGGCACAACACAGCTTCAAACCCGTTTAAGGTATAGCCTCGGAGCTAACACCAACGCCGCAATCAGTTTACCCGCAAACACGACGGCCCACACGCCTCAACTGGCTATAGGGCAGATGTTTTCTTTAGATAATGATGTGTTTATGGTGTACCAGTTAGGCGCTGGAGTGGCAACACTATCGACAAGCAATACAGTAACAGCGGTTATTGATAGCGTAGCAACGCCTAACACCATTACGTTTACCGGTGGTTCTGGGTCTAATGTATATTGGTATCCGGCATTGCCCGTTATGGGCATAACCCAATACGAATCAGGAGCGGTTAACAATCATCCAACCTATGCATTTGATACGCAGTTTGCTTATTTATTTTCAGGCGGTTCATGGGGAAGATCAGGAACTGCGCAATGGAATGGCTCTGACTTAAATTATTTTTGGTCAACCAACTGGGAAGGTGTTCCTGGAACCGTTGTCATGTTTGTAACAAATTTTAATGCCACTGTACCGACACCGGGAGCAACTGATGATCCAATATGGTCATTTGATGGCACAACATGGACGGCTGCTACCGGCAACAATGCATTTTATTTCAGGCCTGGTGGTGGGGCAATCCATACAGGTCCATACGTTAAAACAGCACGTATTATAGTTGCCTTTAAGAATAGGCTTGTTTTACTTAATACAGTGGAGAACGATAATTCCGGAGGCGCTGGAGTCAATACAGCTTTTACCAATAGAGCGCGTTATTGCTTTTATGGATCACCGTTTGCTGCTAACGCATGGTATGAAAAAAATCAAACAGATGGATCGGGTAATGTTGCAGCGGGTGGTGGATTTGTTGATGCGGCTACTGACGAGCAAATTATATCTGCTGAGTTTATTAAAGACCGATTAATTGTGTATTTTGAACGATCAACCTGGGAATTAGTATATACCAACAACCAAGTGCTTCCATTTGTGTGGCAAAAAATTAATACCGAATTGGGTGCAATGAGCACGTTCTCTATAGTACCGTTTGATAAAGATGTATTGGGTATAGGCCAAAGCGGTATTCATGCGTGTAACGGGGCCAACGTGGTTCGTATTGATGATAAGATACCTGACTATGTGTTTGAGTTTGAAACTGATAATAATGCAAACCAACGTACTGCGGGTATTCGTGATTATTATACGGAATTGGTCTATTGGACATACGTTGATGACTTAAAGCAACCGTTCCAAAAATTCCCCAACCAAATATTAGTATATAATTACAAATCAGGATCATGGGCGTTGAATGACGATTGCATAACCACGTTTGGGTACTTTGAACAAGCGAGCGATACAACCTGGGCTAATTCAGTGCCTACCACATGGTCTCAAGCTGGTTATTCATGGAATAGTAATGTGATTCAAGCGCAGCAGAGACAAATTTTGTTTGGCACGCCCGAAGGATTTATCAATATATTAAATCCAGAAAGATCACGTAACGCTCCAGCATTATCAATAACTAACATGGCTTTTACCGGAAATGGATTTATTACGCTGACAATTATCAACCACAATCTTACAAGTCAGCCTATTGAATTTGATTATGATAATGATTTTATATTGATTGAAAATGTTGTAGCTGATGCAACAACAATGGCTGCACTCAACGGCGGCATATTTAGCGTATATGATGTGGTGAATGCTAATTCTATTATTATTGATACTAATAATAGAACGCTGCCGCCATTGCTTTCAGGGACATATAAGGGCAATGGAACGGCAGCTCGTGTATCTAACGTTCAAATTAAAAGTAAGCAATGGAATCCGTATGTAAACCAAGATCGTGGATTCTATCTTTCTAAAATAGATTTTGCTGTTGAGCGAACTGCGACGGGAGCTATTACGGTAGACTATTACCCTAATGCAAGCCGTGTAGGAATGATTGCTGGTGGAACCGCAACTGGCGCTATAATGGGCAATAATGTACTGGAAACATCACCTTATTCACCAACGTATTACCCGTTTGAGCAATACCAGGATATTTTACATCACCCAATTTACTTCCAGTCACAAGGTGAATTTATACAAATTGCTATGTCATTCAGTTTGGATCAAATGATCAATCCTTTAATTAGTTTAAGCGACTTCGAAATGCACGGAATAACTCTCTATACCCAACCAACATCAGTAAGGTTGCAATAATGGCAATACAAGATGCAGATCAATATGGTGCGTTTCTTCAAACAACCCAAGTATGGGATGTAGCACAAATACAAGAACTTGATGTTAAAAGTCCTGAATTTAAAGAATTGTTGGTGCGTATGTACCAGCAGATTAACAATATCGTGTTGGTATTGAATATTAAGGATACTGGACAATACCAGCTTTCAGAGTTTGTAAATGGCCAAGTATTTTTCAGCAACCCTGCATTAAGTTCTGGGACAGCTCAATACCCTCAAGATAGACAAGTAATTCGCAAGGTTATCAATTTTGGCGCGTTACCCAATACAGCAACGAAATCAGTGGCTCATGGCATTACCTGCACATCAACAACAACCTTTACGCGAATCTATGGATGTGCCAGCGATGTGACCGGCAAAAATTATATTCCGCTCCCCTACGCATCGCCAACTTTGGCTAACAATATCGAGTTGAATCTTGATGCAACAAATGTCAATATAACTACAGGTTCAAATAGAATCAATTTCACCATTACCTATGTTGTAGTGGAATTCATTCAAACGTAAGGAGAATAGTATGGCATTTAATTTTGGTGGAGCAGCGACGGGCGCTCTTGGTGGCGCTGCAAGTGGTGCAACGTTAGGATCTATTGTCCCTGGTATAGGTACTGCAGTTGGTGCTGGCATCGGTGGCCTTGCAGGATTATTTGGTGGCGGATTTACGGGTAGAAAGGGTGGCTTTAAACAAACACCCAATAAATTTAGCCCACAACAACAGAGTGTTCTCAACTTGCTCTTACAACAAGGACAACAAGGATTGCAGAACCCCTTGGCCGGATTTGGTGATGTTGAGAATTACGCAAAACAACAATTTCAAAGTAACATTGTTCCTGGTATAGCTGAACGGTTTACTGCAATGGGTGGATCGGATACACGCGGTTCAAGCGATTTCGCAGGATCTTTAGGGTCGGCCGGCGCAGGATTGGCTTCAGAGCTTGCTGCTTTAAGGCAACAATACGGAACCCAGAACCAACAAAATGCGTTACAATTATTGCAGCTTGGGTTAGAACCTCAGTTTGAAAATTATTATGAGTCAGGCGATCCAGGTATCGGTCCACAATTACTCAGCTCTGGTGTAGGTGCTGCAAGCAATTATTTTGGGTCACAGGCATTGGGCAATAAAGCTGGTGGCATCAATGTATCGGGCAATGATTTACAGCGCATATTAGCCGTTTTAAGGAGCAGATAATGGCATTTCAAGTATTAACCGATCCATCAAAAAACGCAGTCAGTGAATCAATAGGTTCAGCTTTAAGCACCGGGTTGCAAAATCTTGTATCTCATAAATTGAATGCAATCCAAGAACAAAAACAACGCCAACAAACTATGACTGGCTTACAAGCGTTGGGTTACAATGCACAGCAAGCTGCTCAATTGGCCCATCTTGATCCACAATCATTACAACAAGTTGTTAAGCAAAAGCTTGCCGAACCGGGTGAACAAGCATATGCACAAGCTTTAGGTTCACTTTTAGGAAATCAACAGCCAAATATGGCACAAGAACAACAAGTGCAACCAGAACCAGGCATTAACCTTAATGCTAAGCAAAAGTTGCAACTCAAAAAATATTTGGAATCTCCTAAAGCAAAAGCTGCTCATTCTCCTGAAGAATTGCAAAAGTATCAATCATATTTGAATAGACCTGAACCTGTAGTTAAGCAGCCAGCACAAGCTAAAGCTCCTTCACTTAAAGGGTTGAATGCTAAGCAGGCGACTGAATTAGCTAAATTAGGTTTAGACCAACAAAAGTTAGCACGAAAAGATAGATTAGAAGCTCGTGCGGAATCAAAAGAATTTAGGGAAAAACTGCGAGAAAGAACTAAGGCAGCCAAAGAAACATTAGAAAGTTTGGATCGCTTTGAGGAACTTGAAAAAGAAGGTTTGCCTGGAGCTGGATATGTTGAATTTTTGAAAAATTCTGGTCTTGATATTCCGGCTCTGGTTGGTGCTCCTGCTGAAGAATATAACAAAATTGCTGCTAACTTTATTCGTGGTGCCAAAGCAGTATTTGGAGCAAGATTGACGGATACTGATGTTGAACAGTTCCTAAAGACGGTACCATCATTATCAAATAGTCCCGAAGGTAGAAAAAGAATTAACGCTAATTTAAAAAGAATAGCGCAATTGGAAGTTCTTGAATCTGATTCTGCAAAAGAAATTATCAAAGCCAATGGAGGAGAGATCCCTTTTGATTTTGCAGAAAAAGTGGATGATCTTGTGGATAAAAAGCGTGAATCTGTTTATAAACAATTTAAAAAAGATTTACAAAAGCCTGTACCTAAAGGTGAAAGCGCTTTAGCAACATCTCTTCTTTCTGGAGCTGGAAAGCTTGTAGGTAGGTTTCCTAAAGCAGCTTTAGGTGCTGGAGCAGGTGCTGTAGCTGGCGGTAGATATGCAGGACCTACTGGAGCTGTATTAGGTGGTATAGGTGGCGGGCTGGCAGGTCTTGCAGGCTTAGGTATAAAAGATTTTATTTAGGTTTCATGCATAATACTATTAGAGCGATCAATGGGCAAATTAATAAAGTCATAATTAATAATACATCATGTTGTGTGGTACATTGATCGCTTTCTTTACAAGTAAAACAAAATGCATTTTTCTGCATAACTATTCCTTACCACATCTGTTGCATTTATTCATTTCCATCCCAGTTCTATTTTTCGCTTAATATGCTCAGCCAACGCTTCTCGTACCCATTCCTTTAAACTTACCCCTTCATCAATTGCTCGTTTCTTTATCTCTTTATGTGTTTGCTTGGTGATAGCCACTATCATCTTTACTTCGTTTTCTTTAATCATATAGACCTTTCTTAATAAATATAGTTTGCCACATAGCCATACGATTGTCAACTTTTGCTTGTAACTTTTTATGAATATGCTTTTCTAGGGTAAATAAACTCATTTTTACTATTTTAGGAGAGACCATGGCACATCAATATATCAATCAAGTAGGATATGGATTATCCGATGCTTTGCCCGTTTTGGCAGCAAAACCCATTAAAGCTAACCGTGCACCCTTGACCTCAGATACCGGATATCAAATAGGTCAGATATGGTGCTATGCGGTAACAAGCGCGGTGTACATTCTTGTTTCAGTTGCTAATAATGCTGCAACATGGATATTGGTAGCTCCAGGCGGTGGCGCTGGTGTATTTACATCACTTACGGTAAATCCAGGCCCAACTAATTTGACTGGTGTATTAACACAACTAGGAACTGCAAACATTAACGCAACAGGAACAGCAGTAACCACTATTGGTTCTTCGGCTGGTGGCGCCGTTAATATTGCCTCACCTGCATTAACTATCGATAGTTCACTTGCGGGGGTTGTTACCTTTGCCGATTCAGTGACAACTGGATCAATAACCATGGGTTCTGGCTTGACCACAGGTGTATTTAATATTGGTAATCATGCAAGTTCTAATACATTAAACTTAAAATCAGGTACAGGCGGAACGAATGTAATCTCTGGCGGATTCTTTGCAGTAGACTTCTTGCAAGCAACATCTGCATCTCCAACGGCAACCGTAGTTATTAATGCTCGCCAATGTTATGCAAACTTCACTGGGTTTACAACAGCCGCTGCGGGAAGCCAAGTATTTACAATAACCAACTCATTAATAACCACTGGTTCATCGCTACTTGTTACCGTAAACAACCTTGGTTCTAATGACGCTCAAATGGCAATGACTCGCGTTCAACCAGGAGCGGGAACTGTTTCTATAACCTGCCAAAATCTTGGCGCCGCTGCCTTAAATGGTGACGTTAATATTACCATGTGGGTAATGGATTAAGACTCCAATTTAGTTGTCCCCGTAAATTTGATATCATTACGGGGACAATTTTAACCTATAACCAATAAGGATTGGATCTATGAATCAAAACCTCATGAGCATATTTTCTGTTGTTGTAAACGAAAAAACATTCCAATTTATTCCTGCTAACTCCAACTTTGAAGAAGTTGACCAAGCACTTGATTTATTCAAGCAAGGCTTTTTAGATTTAAAAGCAAAAGCTGTAGAAGCTGAAGCTGCAAAGGCATCTGAAGAAGTTGTGCAAGCGGAACCAGTCAATTAAAAACAAGGAGAGTGGTATGGCATATCAAAATAAGGTGCTTCCGATTCCTCTTAGCTCAATAGCAGCATCAACATTCACTGGATCATACCAGCTACGGGATTACCCAATCCATGCATTATGTTGCACATAGCCAATAATGCATCAGTAGGAATTACGGTCAGCTATGATGGTACCAATGATCATGAATTTATTATTGCCGGCAATGAAAGACAATTGAACTTTCAAACGAATGCATTACCTAACAATTTTGCTGCATCACTTGCTGCTGGAACAAAAATATACGTTAAAGGTTCAGCGGGTACGGGCAGTGTATACCTTTCAGGATTTTATTGCCCGACTAACACCAATCTGTAAGGAGTAGTATGTCTAACTTAGCAATACGACTTAAAATTGAACCACAACGAACGATTGCATTTGGATCGATATCAAGTTCATATGCGGGAATTGGTTCGGCATATGCTCATCCTGTTCGCTTGTATATGATTCAGAATTTTACTGATGCTGCATTACAATTTAGCTGGGATGGCATTAATGATCACTTTCCATTAGCTGCTGGAGGATCAATGATCATTGATATTACCTCTAATAAAACAGCGACGGGCGGTATGTTTGCAGCAGCTGAAGGCGATCGAACCTATGTAAAAACAATAGATGCGCCAACAAGCGGTTCTGTGTATTTAACTATCTTTTATGGATTTGAAAATTAAGGAGAGGCTATGTCATCAATATCAGGATCTGGATCTGGCGGAGGAGGCGGTGTGGGCAACGTAAAATTTTTACAAGGTAATACAGGCGGACAAGTAGGCCCCGATGCGGGTGGTATCATCATGGTACCTGGTTCCCATGGATTAAACTCTGCGGGAAATCCAGGAACTAATACTGTCACATTCGCTATCAACAACGCAATAACCCTTGGAGATTTATCTTCAATTATAGGTTCTCCGGCCCTAATATGTACTACCGGAGATGTGACTCTTTCTGCAGGTAATGTAAATCTCCCGTCATCAAATACGAGCGGCAATCAGGGCGTTATAACATTCGGATCAGCAAGAGGTATAGCGTTTCCTGATGTCACTGGTGGAACAACGCCAGTAATTCTTATTGGTTCTGGTGCCGGTAATCTTAATTTGGGAAATTCATCTCGTACCATTGCTATAGGAAGTGGAGCAGGAGCAGGTCTGACGGGAAATCAAAATACGCTTATTGGTTTTGGAAGCGGTCCAAGTATTGTTTCAGGGGGGAATAATACATTTATTGGCTACTCTTCAGGACCAAACTTAAACTCGACTTCCAGTAACAATATCTTTGTGGGATATAATTCCGGGCAGGGAATAACAGGTGCGCAAGACGCCAATATATTTATTGGTAGGGGTTCATCAAATTTAGATGGAGGAACCAGTAATGCTATATCCATTGGATTTACTAATGCCGGTGCTTCTACGCAAACAGCATGCTACATTGATGGCATATTTGGTCATTCGGTTTCAGGATCTCTTGTCGCAGTTGATTCTAATGGTAAGTTAGGAGCATCATCTTCTTCTCCCGTTCTGCAAATTAATGGAGATTCTGGTTCGGCAGCTGGAGTCATTATTACTTTTACTGCACAAGGAACTACTAAAGTTGGACCAACATGGGCATTTACAGGAAGCGGATCAACCCAAACATTAACTTCATTTGATGCCAATAGCAATATTGCTATTGGGGGCGGGAATAATAGTTTTGCAGCTAATTCCGTCACGCAATGTACTATTCTTGGTGTACTGGCAGGAGCATCTTTAACGACTTCACCTTTAGCCAATACATTTATTGGTTATAATTCGGGAGCTTCCGCGACCAGTGCGAATTTCAATACGGCATTAGGTTGGGGTTCGTTGCAAAGTTATACTACTTCGGGATCTGGCGCCGATCAGAACTGTGCATTGGGACAATCTGCTCTTTATCAATTAACCACGGGCGTAAGAAATATCGGAGTTGGGGCAGGATCGGGTACTAACTATACAACCAGTGAATCACAAAATATCGTAATTGGTGGTGCTTATGGTACAGCCACCGAAAATAATGTGACTCGTATTGGATATTTCCTCAATGCAACGTCTCAAACAGCATGCTTTATTGATGGTATTACTGGTGTAACAACAGGTGGTGCGGCAGTTCCCGTTTTGGTTGATGGTTCTGGGCAACTTGGTGTTGTTTCTTCATCCCGTTTGGTAAAAGAAAACATTCAATCATTTGATAGTTCCGCAATCTTAAAAGCTGAGCCCGTTAAGTTTAATTACATCAAACAACCAGGAATTACTACGTACGGTGTTATTGCTGAAGACCTCAAGGAAATACTGCCTGATCTCGTGGTATCAGATGATGCAGCAAACATGGCAATTAAAAGCCACGAGGTTGTTTGGTTCTTGCTTTCAGAGCTTAAAAAAGCTATCAAACGCATAGAAGTATTAGAATCCAAGCAAGGAGTGTAACATGGCAAATCCTAACATTAATCAACGCCTTAATGGTCTTGAGCCATTAAGCTATGCCGGCGTGAACGCTGTGCAACCTCCTGACTTCTTAACCAAACCCCGTGATCCAACACCCAATGACTCAAAAAACGTTTATCTAGGAACGATATGGCTTAATATTGCAACTGAAACAGTATGGATGCTGGTATCCTTAGTGGGTAATGTTGCTACCTGGGTTATGTTAACGGGCGCTTCGGGTGCTGTATTAGAATTAACAGGCAATTCTGGAGGAGCAGTCCCTCCTACAGCGGGCAATATCAATGTTGTAGGTGATGGTGTTGGAATAACAATAACTGGAAATCCAGGAACATCTACCTTAACTGCATCTTTGGTGGGTGGTGGTGTCGCCGCACAATCATTTCCTACTGATTCTGGTACCGCAACCCCAATAGCTGGTGTATTAAACATAAAAGCTCAGACTGCAAGCTTGCGATGTGGTTCATCAGTTGAATTTGAAGGAAGCACTAACAATGTTAATTTGCTTGTTACTGATGCCGATCTAAACACTATTATCGGTGATAATTCGGGTAACCTAACCTTAACTTCTACCAATTGCACGGTTCTAGGGGCATTTAGCGCTCCTGCATTAACGTCATCAAGTAATAATACGATCATAGGTGAAGGATGCGCTACTTTATTAGCGGGTGGTGCTGGTAACAATACTATTATTGGACAAGGTGCAGCTACTAGTTTGGTATCCGGATCAGAGTCAATCTTAATTGGTCACCTTGCTGGGTCTTCATTAACGGGTTCAGAATCAAACAACACGATTATAGGAACAACTGGCGTTGCTGGATCATCAGGATTAATACAGCTTGCGATTGGCTCTAATGCATCAACCAACAAGATTATATTGCATAACTACCCTGGATCAGCTGCTATTAATGGTTCGAATATTTTCCTAGGAGAAGGGGCAGGTAATTTTACTATTTCTTCTACTTCAACAGTAGGAAACATAGGAATTGGTGGAGGTGTACTTGCGAGTATAAATAACGGTGTTGGGGGGAATATCTCTATTGGAGATGTGGGAATGAATTTTTTGACTTCTGGGGTCCAAAATACAGGAGTAGGAAAGGATAATTTCACTTCAGCAGGCAGTGGAACAGGATTAGTAACTGGATCCTACAATACAGCTCTTGGTTTTGCCGCGGGTTCAGCTTATACATCTAATGAATCATCGAACATATTGATAGGACCTTCTACCACAGGTGTTACTGGCGAGTCAAATGTGACACGCATAGGTAACACTACTGGTTCGGGTGTTGGTGAGACCAATAAAACATTCATCCATGGTATTCGTGGTATCACTACGGTAAACAATAACGCTATAGCGGTTCTTATTGACTCTGCTGGTCAGCTTGGAACCGTTTCATCTTCTCGTACCAAGAAAGACAACATAGTTGATATGGGTTCATATAGCGATGTTATTCGATCTTTAAGGCCAGTAGTATTCAACTACAAGGCTCATGCATCTGAAGACAAATCTGTTGGTCTTATCGCTGAAGAAGTGGCTGAAGTTGCACCACACCTTGTTGTATATAAAGACGGTGAGCCAGAAACGGTTAAATACCATGACCTGGTTCCAATGCTACTCAATGAATTTCAAAAACATTGCCAGCTTATTGGTGAACTCCAAGCTATCAATACTGATCTGCTTAATAGAATCAGGATGCTTGAAGAAAAGCTGATGCACTAAAAGAAAATGCCCAGGGTTTTTAGTAAGCAGTGAACCCTGGGCCTATCACACCCTAGTAAGGAGCTAAGAAGGAATAGTATGCTTATGCAAATATGCCTAAGTTGAACTTCCAGGTAACATATGTTCCCAGAATAAACCACACTATAATAAACAACAGCAAATCAGCTTTATTGTTTAATGGGTTTATGTTTTCTGTTCTTCCCATATAAAAATAATATACATGCATGACTGCCGTAATTATAAATAATATGAGTTGATTTAAGAATGCTTGTATCAATGAGTTCATTATTTTGCTATCGGTATTGGAGCAGTATCACCAAAAGACTTAGCTACATTTGCAATGCTTTTTAAGCAATCAAACATTTTGTCCGTTGGAGCAGTTCCTGTTTTATCTAATTTCTTAACAATAGAAATTATAACAACTCCAGGAGCCATAACAACTGCCCAAGCAATCCAACCAGCAATTGGGCCACCACCTTTAAGGTTAGCAACTGTTTTGATAGTATATTCGCCCGTATTGGCTTGATTTATTTCCAGCGATCCACCATTCAACAAGTAGGCGTTTCGTTGCTTAAAATCCATTTTTCGCAGCATCGAATCGACACAGTCTGGTTCAATGGTATTTACTTTACCATCCTTGATGACTGCAAATCCATGTGGCATATTAGCAACGGCTAATGTACCTAAACGTTCAGGCGCGCGAAGTCCGCCCAACAAGGGTAACGATAAGAGAGATAACGACAACAGTAAAGAGCGCATAGCGATTCCTTTCAGTATGCGTGGGTTAGTAAATGCTTATAAATAAACTTTATATACTAAGTAAATAATGTCAACAAAAGTAGACAAATAAAATAATTTATATAAAGTATGCACAAAAACAACATAATGAAAAGGATGATGGAATGATTGATTTAAAGAAAATGAGAGATGAACAAAAAGTATTACGCGAGCAAGTGATTGAACGCTACAAGCAAAAAGGCCTATCTATTAATGCACTTGCAAAAGAGATAGGCGTATCGTATTTCTGTTTAAGACGGTTTATTATGGGCCAAGATATGGCGTATAAAAATTTGTTTAAGGTACAGAATTGGCTTAATTAATCTAAGGGTATAATTGCCTTGAGTGCAAAGTAATATATTCTCCCACTTTCTCCCAATACCATTATAGTGGGTATATTAGGTCCTCCAAACATGGGTTCTATTGTCCATTCTTGATCAAATTTTCTTATGACAAATCCATCAATTAATTCCCATGGTTCTTCAATCCAAGCGTTTTTTTTTAATGCCCGTACAATTTGGGGTTTAACATCATCGAAATTCATAAATTATTCTCCGCAAAAGGTGCAGAATTGGTTGAGTAATTAATTCGACTTATTTTGTTTTTCAGATTTTAATTCGATATCTAATTGTTTTAAGTCAAACCAATTTTCTGATGCAAATAAACCCATTTCTTCAGTTGATCTCCATATTCTTTCTAGAATATTGCCCAACCGCTCCCACTTAGGATTGCTTTCATCTTCACTTGTCTGTATCCATATCTCCATGCCACTCTCAAGATCAGCATGCCACTCAGTTAAATATGGTTCTATATTAAGAGAGCAGGGTGCTGTCAGCATCTTTTTTATCATTACTATCCTTATTTTTGCATTCACAAACTACATGAACATCATATATAAACTCTTCATTGCAGTGCATGTAATGCCCATATGGCCCATGTATATCACACATTACTTTATGAATATCGCATTCAGTCCATTCCATATCAATCCTTCTCAATCTAATTTTAACCATTTAATAGTATAGGCACCGCACATACCCAAAAAATATTCATTGGTCTTTATATCGAACAAAGAATCATTGCCTTGTTCTTTCCAGCAACTATTTCCTAATATGTTTATCGGTTCCAATATTTTGAATTTAGGACGATTTTTTTCATATGCAGGCATATGCATACTTACTAAAATAATATGCTTATACTTAGGTTGTTTATCTTTAAAATTTATCCATTTCATTACTTACCTTTATGGCATTCTTAACATTAGTATCGCTAGAGAAGGTGCGACTACTATTGCCATTGCTATATAGCCAACTATTTGTACCCATTGATTTCCAGTAATTTCTAGCAACATATTAATCCTTTAATAAGTCATGGGGTATATTATGAGATTTAAATACTTCTATGGCTATTTGTTTCAATTCAATAGGATCGGTTTTACCAGCAGCTTTAGTAATAAATTCTATATGCGCATTTACTAATAATTGGGCATTTATTGCCATATTAATAGCGCATTGCTTTGATGTGAACTCATCCATATTTAATACCTATATATATTGAATCGTTACGGTGTATATATAAAACAGTTCACCCGTCCATTTATCCATGTATTCAGTCTTACGTGAATAGCTTTTGCCAGGATAATATATCGTAAAGGTAGGTTGATAAAGAATCATTTGTCCTCCATTCTTATTCTCATAATATGTTTGCCATTTACTATGAGCCTTGCTTCTCCATTATTCCAATCTAATGGACGGTCAAACCCTTTATCTGATATTATATTTAATATCTTATCGCATGATGGCCTATCGAGATTTGATTCAGTTTGAGATCCATCTGTATAATAAATGGTCAATTTTGGCATACTTAATCCTTTGGTGGTTGAGGTAATGGAATCCAGTGAGTAACATTACCATCTGCTAAGTAACAGCCATCTCGCCATTGATAGCACCAATTTCCATATAAATCATCTCCCTCACTTCCCTCATA